TCCAATATAGTATGAAATCACCGGCTTCAGAACTAGCATCATCCCATGAGAGTGAGAATTCTTCTGACTCGTCGCGTGAATTATAATAAGCCCTTGAATCTGATCTAGAGCTTACATTGGCTCTACCATCAGAGCCTTTCATTTGTTCTTCACTTCCCGTTTTATCACTTGTGAACTGGATTTTTTGTGACATTTTAACAGACCTCATCTAGTGTATAGCCACTACCGGCTAAATACGCATTTGTTATTCTTTGTAGCTCTGCCAAATTCTCTAGAGCCAATATAATTCTTTCATCCCTAATCTTAGCCGCTGTTATTGAGGCTGTAATATCCGCCGCCGTCCTAGGTGATACCCGCACCGTGGCTTCACTAAAATCCTCGCCATCTATGCCGCCGTCTAAGTCAACGCCATCAAGTAAAGCAAAAGGAATGCCGTATATTAAAGCTGACATTACTTACCGCTTTTTTTAGTGCTTTTTTTAACTGTGACTTTAGCCGGTGCTTTTTCTAGCTTTGGGCTATCATCGAAAATAGTGTGTTTTTTTTCGTCAAAATCGGATTCATTAATAATACATGACCCATTAGATGTAACGATTCTTACTGTTGGACAATTCATAGTGTTTTACCTTGAGAATGAAAAAAGGGGGCGACGATAGCCACCCCCTAAAGATTACCCGTGGATAATCGAAACGTGTTCAGTTTTCCAAGTTTTGTAGCCCCAAGCTGCAGCAACTTCAAACATTTTCTTCTTGTACCCTTCATATACACGAATCTCAAATACTAATCCGCTGAAAGGGTCTTGAACAATCATTGCGTCGGTTGCAGCGTCGCCACCTTCTGGCATAGCAGGCGGGCGTATAATCAATTCTGCCGCTGATCTGCGTAGCATGATATTACGTGCGCCGGTTGCTTCAATTGTAACAGCCGTTGCAGAGGTAGTAAGAGCAACACGTAGACCAGGAGCGGCCAAAGTGATTGTTCCACCGTCTGACACATCCGTATCACCTGAAGCGATAACATACTTATTGGTATCGCCTGCGATGGTCATTACATCACCAACAACGATTGTACCAGTACCCGCTGAAGCAAGAGTGATAACAGTAGCGCCAATAGCGTAACCTGCGTTATTAGTCGTAGCACTTGCGCCCGTACCTTTAGTATGCGTTTGAATGCCTGCAGACTCTTTGATTCCAACACCTTGCAAATCAAGCAAAACACCCTGACGTAAAAGCGTATCAGAGTTTGATTCGTTAGCCTTCTGCAATTGAGCCAAGTTTTTAAGCTTAGTTCCGGCATTGGTATTCAGAATCATTGTGATTTGATCCTGAGGACAGCCATTATCAACAAGGATCTGCTTACCTTCTGCAACCAAATCGAAATTAGAAGCAAATGGAGTAGTTCCCGCTGTACCAACTGCGCGCGATGCGTTCTGATAAATATCAGTAGCAAGGTCAACTTCAATCTCATTTGAAAGGGTACGCATTGCCTGACTGATTTGGTCGCCGTAAATGGTATCAAAACCTGAACCGTTATTAACCGATTTCATATCTTCGCCAGTCCAAGGAATCTGGATAGCTTGAGATTTGGAAATCGTAGCGGTTTTGTTATCAACCGTTTGATCTGTTCCCTGCGGAATCGTCATGCTTGGTGTAACTGCAACCGAAGCTGAAGGCTGACGCGTGAAATGTGAACGAACTGTATCACCAACTGCGACACGCTCTGAACCATCTGCGTTAATTAATACTGAAGAAGAAAGACCCGTTAATTCGCGCCCTACTACATCAGCACTTTTGTAAATATCTGCTGCCAAGTCTGTTAATACATTAGCCATTTAAATCACCTTAATAAGTTGTTTTAGTTAATCATCTACAACCGATCCGCCTGACTTAAAATGACCCGCTTTTTGAACTGGGGACATTGTATCTAGCTCTGACCGTGTTATTTCTTTACCGGCAGCCCCACCACCCGAACTATTAGGAGCAGCCCCGCCGCCCCCGCTTTGATTACCCTTTAGCAATGAGTCATAAACACCACTGCCGATAATCTCTGTTTTTAAATCCTCCATAGAGGCAACTGTTAATGTGCCTGAAGGATCTAAAACTTTTACATCACCCTCATGATGACCTAAACGGCCTCTTAAGAATGTGCTTAATAATGCGATGTTTTTACCTTCTGCCATTTCACCGGCCAAACGCATTGACGCATTATTTAAATCTTTGTTCTGAATATCAGTTTTAAGCCCTGTTAATTGGCCTTCAACGTCGATTCGTTGTTTCTCTGAGCTGTTATACAAGGCTTCAAAGTCGTTTGATTTCTCTGCCTGCTCTTTCTCTTTGTTCGCTTGCGTTGTCTTAATTTCATTTAAGTCAGCCTCAAGCTTTTTCTTCTCGGATAGGATGGCAGCATTATTTGCTTTCAATCCTGCTACGTCTGGAATATCCGGTAAACCGTCAACTCCTAAAACATAAGCCCCATCTTTCTCTGTATACAATCCTCGTACACCCTCATCTAGCGCATTAAACGCCTCGTTTTCCAGTCTATACGATAAAGCCATTGTGAACCCCGTCCGCGGTCAACCCAGTCGACCTAATAGTTTTATTTAATCAAAGTATATCACTCTGATAGCTTTTGTCTAATTTCAAAGGCTTGTGCCTCTAAAATACGCAAATCCTCTAGTGTGTATGTCTTGCCTGTGGTATCGATAAACTTGGTTATTACTAAATCACCCGTAATGAATCGCGATGCTTTTTCAGCACCTAAGCAATTAACAATAAAGGATTCAGGCTGTGTAATTAGCCAATCGCCAAAATTATCTTGTTTTTCGTTCACCATCAATCATCACCGGTGTAATTTGACTTCTGCAATTCCAGTGAGCAGGAGGTAGTGGGCTGCCCGCCTTAAATTCATATATATTTCCATCGCGGTCGTTACAAATATCTGTGGTCCTATCATCAAGCTTGGCCACCCATTCATAACCCTTTAGCAAATCCTTATTCTCTATCATCGTGGCAACCCTGCCCACGTTAGCCGCTGAATTAACAACCGTTCTGACTAATGCCTCACCTTGCCTGCGCGCGATATTAATCTGAGTGTTAACACTGGCTAGTATTTCGTCATTGGTAGCGCCTGTTAAAAAGCCGTCGGATAATGCCTGATTAACCCCAAGGGCTTTCTTTTCACCAAATTGGAATATAGCCTCTTGTACCGTCAAAGGCGTAACACCTGATGACATTTCCATAACTGCCTGCAATACTTTAGCCTCTATCACATTGCTATCAGGTAGCGCGAAAGGGGTTTTGCTTACCTTATTCATCAGCCTTTGAGTGAAACCCGCTGAATATTCACCCGTCGATACACCTGTGGCCATTGTAGCTTTGCCAAATTCGTCTAAAAATTCCTTATTAATACGGGCTATCTCAATCGTTAACGCCCTTTGATTTGCCGGTGTAAAATCTGACATACCAATAAAGCCATTAACTGAGCGTTGCCATTCAGTAAAAAACCGATTGTGCTTATTGAATTCGCCCTTAGCTAGTCGCTGAATAAATACAGCGTTTCTAGTGGTTGCGTCAACTTCAAATTTGGCCATTATTTAATTCTTTTCCCTGACTGCGAATAGACTTTTATTGATTTTTTAATCCAATAATTTAGCCTATCTTCATTTGGTTCAGCATCGGAGCTGATAAAGCTACGAATAAGCCAGAACGCACCGCAAAGAATTGGCAGGTATAGGTATTTAAACCACCAAGATACTTTTATCGTCACCGTTAAATTAGTGCTTGCCATTATATACCTGGAGCCTGATTAGCTACTTCCTCTTTAATATCCTCGAGTGTTCTATCTGCAGATACCAAAGAAGATTTTACATTATTTTTATGTACGTCCGATTCTGCTATTAATCCTCTATCAAATTGCTGAATCATTGCCATCATAGATTGTGGATCCATATTTTTGGGGAAAAATTCCTGATTCAATATGTAAATATTCTCTGTAACTGTAGGATTCATGTAGCCCTCTGCCCATAATAAGCATTGGCTCATTGCATCACTTACATTATGCGTCAGACTTGATAGTGTTGCCGTTTCAGCGCCCACCCTAGCCAATACCGCCACCTCTCGCTCGTTTCCGCCCGGCTCGATTAGTCTAGCGCCAATAGATAGCATTTGTTGCTCTTTGCGCTCCATAAGTTTATCAGCTAATTGGTTGGCTTCTGCTTGTACTGAAGTAAATGATCCACCCTCACCTAGATAATGGCCTTTCCTTGCACCAACCTTAACACCGGTAGGGTTAGCCTCTTTCCATGCGTCAGCGTCTAGGCTTGTTGAAATACCTAGCGTTAATTGGCCATGTACAAAACAATTTTCCTCAAGGTCTGCTGAGTTTCTATAGTGCCCCTTATTAATCGCGGCTATTGAATAAAATAAGCTCGGGTCTAATTCGTGGTCATTGTTGATAGTGCCAACAAAGGAGAATGTAATCTCTGTTAATGCCTTGCCGTTAAAGTCTGTAACCATGTGAGCGGATATTAATTCAACTTTTTCATTCACTTCTCTATGTACTGCCTGCCAATAAACACCATCGACTAGGCGCAATTCTCGCCACTGATTACACGCTTTTGTTTCATACTCATCGACTTTATCCTCTACAACTTCCTCAAGAATAACCATAGTCAATTTGCCATGGGTAAACGTCCAATTGATTATCTGCTCTGCTGTGTATTCAATAATGAAGGCTTTTTTCTCTTTCATATTGTCAACAGTGCGCTTGAAATCGTCAGGTATTTCAGGGAATTCAGTTAGCAACCCACCGCGTCCAGTCTGTGAGGTATTCGATACAACCTTTTTAGAAAACTGCTCGATATTCATTCCTGCGCCGTTGGTATCATCTTTCAAATACTCGATAGAGGCGGGTAATTCAATCTCACCCTCTTTCCGAAATACCGCACCGATACCGCCATCATGTGTACGCTTTGTGATATTTATGAGCACCGCCGAATCTTTGTACTCTTTGTTGCGCTCTGTATTCTCGTTTGATGTGTCACTGGCATCGATTTTGCGTAACAATTTAGGCAGTTTTTCGATATCCTCATCAACAAACGCCCGCACCAATTCCCATTTAGGAAAGTTTTTCGTATATTCTGGTTTTTTGAATTGAATAGGCATTTTAAAAACTCACTTTAATATTAGTCGTTGGCTTAATAATTGGCATTTCAAACGCTATTGGGTAGCCGGTCGCATCATTTTGATGATCCTGCCCGCCCGTTTTATCAGGTTGACCATTTTTGTCATATGCTTGCTGTTCTAAGCATCGTACAGTATTTGGGCAAAGTATATCATTAATCCATACCTTGCCGCTTTCAAATGCCTTATTCACCGCATTAACACGGTCTTTAACAAGTGGGTTAGTGTTCTTTACTCGCACTGTAAACCCCGCCTGACGTAATAGGGCTAAATCCGATGTACTAGCATCATTAGATTTTCTATTCTTGCCTGACGCATCAGGATAGACCACGATTCGATTATCAGGGTATTTCTCTTTGATGGTTTTAACTATATCAGGAGTATCGAATATATCAGACAGCTCGGCCACGCAATGCCAACCATTAGGCCGCTTCACGTATATTGTGGCGGCCATATGCTCTACGTTAAAATCCATACCTACGAATAATGGCTCATTGCCTTGGATAGTCTCTGTGGATCTGCAACGTTCCCGATTGTAATTCCTATATACCGTACCGCTTGTGAGATTGGTAAACTTCCCGTTTAAATACGCCTCAATCAAGTTTTCTGGATATGCGTCTTTTAAAGCCTGTACATAGTCATCAGGGAGAAATGGATTTGACTCTGTTCTTGCTTGTATGTATTGATATTCGCCGCCGCCGTTCGTTACCCATCGCTCATGAGCAAATTTGAATCCTTCTGGTGTAGTGTATGCGCTCAATCGGTTTAATGGACTTTCAACGCCTTTGGGCTTTTGTCGATTCCTTGCTATTAACTTATTCCAGGCTTCTTTAGCATGCTGGTGCTTAAGCGTGTCTATTTCATCAATGTGGCCACGATAGGTTTCATACCCAATCAATCGAGCGGGATTATCTAGCGTTCTTAATATGAAGTCACCAAATTGGCTATTGGATGTATAGATGACATTTTCAGACTTATTGTATTTATACCTGATTCCCTGCTCTGATAATTTCGCCTCCATTCTAGGTGCCATGATTAACCGTACTAAATCATAGGTCGGCTCGTATAATCCAATTAAGCAATCGCTTGAATGACTCGCATCCATTACCGCTTGGTTAGCCATTGTTTCAGACTT